GGATTCTTCGCTCGCAGGTGCTGACCAAAAGTCATCATGGTAAACTTTTTTGCCAGAAACAGCTTGCGAGTCGAATTTGAAGGCGGTGATAGTAACCGCGAACGTAACTGGGTCGCTATTGTTGTAAGTTTGGTCACCAGAGCGATCTGTAATTTGGCAGTCGCCATATACGATCCGGTGATAGCGTGGATTTGCGCTACCATTGTTCTGGATAGTGTCTACAACAATGACGCCACGAGGTAATTGGTCGCCTGTAGTGCCAGACTTGATAGCCCCATCTGCTCCGATGGCTACATTTTCTGCACCTCGCATATATTGAAGAACTGCAGGACGAATAGTCTCGAGAAGATTGAAGGTCACGCTTTCACCAAAGTCATTCTGGCTCACCATTACATTCTCTGGTCCCCATGCCTTGATCATGTCTGTTTCTTCAGCTGTAGTTAGGGTAACGCCATCTTCGGTCACATAACCAAGATTAACATAGGCTGAAGAAAGAGAGGAATCGGCATCGTTCGGGAGTGCGGTGCCAGCCGGAGCGTAGTAAATAGCTCCACCGACTTTCGGGCGTCCAATTGTGATGTTGTCTTTATTATTCATCTCATTTCCCTCTTAAAGTTAGTATTCAGCTTTGGTGAGCGTCCCCCCTTGATACGCTACACCAGTAAAGTACGCTTAGGATTCGCTTTCTGAACCAGAAGCAACCACAGCGAACGCAGTTGGATCAAGAACGCGGAAGCCAAACTTGAGTTCCATGCGGATACAAACTTGGTTGACGTTCTGAAGGTCAGCAGAACCACCATCTGGGTTACCATATTCAATAACTTTCCAGTCAGCGGCACCAGCAAAGCCAAGATATAGCTTGCTCCAGTCACCGAGGATAAATTCGGTGCCCTTAGCGGCAACTTCTGGAGTAGAAGCGGCGCGCTTGCCAGCGATAGTACCACCAGTCAAACCGAATACGCCAAGACCAGCATATTTCTTTTCGTTGCCTTCGGTGATAGTAGCTAATTTAGCGGCAGCTGCAGGAGCAATAGCTACACCAGTGATGTCTTGGCCATCAAGAGCCGCAACAGCGGTGGTGAAGTCAGCGTCCATTTGAGCGGCGCTAGAACCAGTTGAAGGAACAGCAATGCTTGAACCAGCTTTGGTGAGGTAGTCACTCAATTCGGTGTCAAGAGTATTGGTGTTTGGATCAAGACCGTGAAGAACCACAGTATCGATGTCGCGTGGGAGGCTCTTGCGAGTCCAGTCAGCGACTAAGCGTGATACGAAATCACCCTGTCGTTCGCGATCCCACATCATGAATTCATCGGTAACTCTCTGAGAGTAGACCAATTTAGCAGTTGTAAATGGTTTTGGAATAACTTTGCGGCCATTGTCAGGCTTAGCACCACCTTCGTGGACTAAAGCACCTTTTGCGCGCCCAGCCATTACTAGAGGGACATTTTGCCCTACGTTGATAGAAGGAGTCTCGTCGATAAGAGACAAAACAGCACCACGAGCTTCACCGCCAGTAAAAATCTTGTCGATGGCAGTCGAGATGTCAAGAGAATGCAAATCAGTAATTGCCATAATAAATCTCCTATGGATTTTAAGTTGTTATTAGATTTCGACTACAATACCAGTCGATTCTTGCAACTTACTCACCTTAGGTTCGTTGGTTTTCTCGATACCGGCGCCACTGTTACCGCTAAAACTTGTTTTTAGGGTATCAGCTTTGGCTCTCATGTCATCATCGCTACCGTCTCCGAGAAATTCCTCGGTCTCCGGCTTAAAACCATACTCAGCGGCAATGGTTTTGCGACGTAACTTAATATCAAGTTGACGTACCTTAGATTCAGATTCTTCGAGCTGTGATTTGTATTTCGTCTCGTATTCAGCTTCCAACTCTTTCTTGGCTTCGCCTTTAATAGTTTCGAGGGCATCACTGCGTACCTCATCTTCAATCTCTGAACGAAGTTTTTCTTTAGCTTTCGCTAACTTAGAGGAAACGATCTCACTAGACTTTTGCCGAAAAAGTTCATCTACATCTTTGTCAGCTTCCACAAACTCGCCGTCATCTGTTTTTTTGTAAAAAGTTGCCATTTCCTTTTTCCTCCGTAAAAGTTTAACGTTACCTTGATTATAACACTTTTCCACAGGTTTTCCACAGGCTAAAAGTACCTAGTTTTCCACAACCAAAAAAGACCCTCGCAGTTGAAAGTCTTTTTTGGCTAGGTACAGGTAAGTATCGTACTTCTAAATTATACCATACTCTGTCCTGCTGATGCAATAACTTCATCAATTTCGGCTGAGCTAAGACCGAGGTTTCGCCAGAGCGAGCGTGCCCTCACGATGTCTGGTGCCTGCATAGCGAGCTTTTGCAAGCCATCGCCGAATTTACCAACGTCTTGGCGGTAAACGCTCATGAACACTGGTTTAATCTTGCGGATCTTCGTTTGTAGGTTCTCGTCTAGTGTCCGAACGTCATTTTCGTGCATCCATAGAGTGACAGCAAAATACTTCAACTGTTCAGCCAATTCGTTCTGCCAACTTAAAATGTCATCCCTTAGATCGTCGTTGATTATCTCAAGAGCCTCAGTAGACTGTGGCGCATCGGTGCTAATGCCTAAGTTCACAAGACTCAGTTTAGTATCAGAACAGAAATTCCTTGCCGCTGTCAAGATTGTATCTGAAAATGGGGTCATGGCGTGCTGTGCAAACTGTCCAATTTGTGGGATCTGGCCATCGCCATTTGGACCCACCTTGAGCACATCACCAACCTGACTCTCTATTTTATCCACTGCAGTGTCAGAATCTACACCGAGAAGTACATCAACCTTAGTGTTATAGTGATAAGCCGCGATCATCGCCTGCCTGATAGTCCGTGAAGCGTCAATTATAGCGCTTCTAGCGGCCTTTGTGAGCACAGACTGCCCGAATGGTCGTTTTGCGGTTGACTTATGCGTTAGAAGCCCAATTAGAGGCCTTCCAGTGACATTTACCTCGCGCCTTATCTCTCCATTTTCATAAGCAATGGTCAATTCCGGCAAATATTCTACAAAAGCGTCCGGAAGTTGAACTTTGTTATATGTTTTCTTTGTATTTTCGCGAAAAACCGCCACACCGTCCTTAAGATTCTGTTCAAACCAGCTGAATGTACCAGTCGCTTCCTCGGCCGTGAATGGGAATACTCTGCCACCATTGATGGCTAGGAAACCGCATCCACAAACCAAAACATCATCTTTCACCTTATCAAAGGCTTCTACCACCTTATATTTGTCAAATAGCTCATTCAACCCTAGGGTGTCATTCTCAAATCGGTCAAACTTAGTCTTGTTTGCTCGGATTTCTACTGCTCTGCGTCCCCAGCCTACTTGCTGTTTCGGTATTCGTTTGGCTACTTTCCCTTTGGAGTAGTCTTGATAGTCATAATCACCGAAATAGAACGAGTATTTGGTCTTAGAGCTGTTTAATTTACTTGAAATGCTATTCCAATCCATTATCTTATCCCTCTCATTAAACCAATATTTTTATTACCAGATATGCTGCCCAGTCCTAACAGCTTCAGCTCTTTGTCTTTGAAATAGAGTGAAGCTGATACGCCACTTCCAAAACTCATAGATTCTGAATATGGTGTGGCACTTTGGCTCCATTGAGTAGCATCCGGCACCATATCCGATGGCGCCGCCATAGCTCGCTGGGTAGCGGCCATTACGACCATTTTGACGTTTTCTCCGTAAACGCCAGTCGGATCGCCTTCTACCATGTCATCAAGGTCTTTTTCGTTGTTCATCGCTATCAGCCGCAGATAGTTGCTCGCCTGAAGAAGCAAAACCTCCGCCCTTGCTTCCTCGTCCAGCGAGAGTGCCTTCCATGAGGCCACTAGATCTGCAACAGTAGCATAGCTATTTTTTGCTGGTTGCATTCTTTTTTGCTCCTTTCGTTGTTTTCTTAGTGGTTTTCTTTGCTTTTGCCTTCTTTGGCGCAGTCTTAGGTTTTTCCTCTACGACCTCCTCTTTGGTTTCCTCAATCTCGAACTCTACCTTTGGTTCGCCAACCTTAATCTCATCGTCAGTTACTTCTTCGAAGAAATCAGGATAAAGTGCCCCAGATACCACGTCGAAGATTTGTCCTGTTAGTTTGTTGCGAATTCTCATATTAGCTCCTTTCTTTACAATGCTATTATCCGCTCCGCTATTGCATACCGATTCCACTTTGTAGGCGTGTTTTCGTCCATTTGCGCCGCTGTTGTACCTATGACGTGGTAATCGTGTCCGTCATAGCTCACAAATGCACCGTCTACGACGTGCGAATCAGTCTTTGGGAGGTGAATGAGTATCTGTGGCCGTGAAGTGTTGGGAGAGCCGTTATTTGCCACCATACAGTCGTTTATAGTGAATGTTTCTAGGCCTGCGCTGGTCGGCTTATTTTTGAATGTTACAGTTAGTGTTTTCATCTGCTTCCTTTCCTATAGTTAGTTAAAAGACCGTTGCGTGAGTTATACCCACTAACCATGAATAGACAGTCGCAATTGTCATGACGCGCGAATAATTCGCTATCAGGATAGGTGAATGTTCCTGCTCTGGCCACGCACCAGCTACATGTTTCCCCTACGAGGCTCCGCGTGAGTGTAGGAACCTTGCCGAGCGATCGACCATTATCAAACGCCTCTTTCTGAGCGTCCCCAAGTACAGAATCAAAGAACTCTACAACGATCGCGTCCGTTTTGCGGCCTAAGTTGTAGTTCTGGACCAATTTAGCTGATAAACGCTCTATTTGGCCTTCAGGGTTCTTGAATCCAGTCGTTCCGATCGCCGTGCTGTCGAAAAGCTCGCTATTATCCGCGAACATCTTGTCAAAAAACTCATTCCCTACTATCCCGAAGGCTTTTGTGAGCCTCGCGCGCTTTTCCTCCGGCAAAATGTTCAAACTGAGGATATAATTCACTACTTTTGTCATCTGTTTCCCAATATCACTAGCTGTTGCTGAAAAATTCATTTTGTTCTCCTAGTGAAGCCCCATTTACTAAGGTTATACAGCACACTCTCGGTCATATCCGCCGTAGTTGCCGCCATCTCATCATTGAACTCATCAAAAACCGCGTCCGGCATCTCTTTTAAGGTCTCAATCTCTTCTGAGGCCTTAGAAACCGACCAATTGTCAGTATCGTGCAGTCGGATCCCCTTTTGTCCGGCTAAGTCTGCAAGATAGTCACGCTGGTTTTCTGTCATATTGGCTCCGTTAGTTTTGTCTAACCGCCTTATGACCGCAAGCGTGGCGTATTCGTTATTTACATTATATCATAAATCACTATAAACGCTAAAAATGCTCATTTTGACAAATTCCGTTTTTATTGTCTTGCGTAAATAAGTGCACTACCCCGCGCTCGGCAGGGGGAGACACCCCTATATCCCACTCCCCCCTCCCTGTTAATTTTGGGGAATTGTTTGTGATATAATATTTTTAATGGCAAAAAAGAGAGTTCATCCGACCATAAAAGACCCGCGCAAGCTCCGAAATGGTTTGCGACAATCACTCCGCAAGCGTGTCATTTCGACCTATGACACCTGCGCAATATGTGGGAGGGAGGTTGACAAAACTCTTCACTACTTAGACCCACTTGCTCCTGAAGTAGACGAGATAATCCCAGTGTCGCGTGGTGGTTCGCCGTATGACTGGGATAATCTCCAACTGGTACATCGCGTTTGTAACCAACGAAAAGGTAACAAGATGGTGGGGGATATTGATGTAAAGAAGGTTGAAAATCCCACCCCCATATCAAGGGCGTGGTAGTTACAGCGAGCTTAGTATATCATGCCACTTCTGGTTGTTCTCTTCTATGGTGGCTCCGCTGGTGGTTTTCTTGCTGAACACCTTTTGTCCCCAGAAAGCATAGGTAGCGGCATCAATTGCGGCGGTGGATAAGTTCTTGCTCATTGATTCCCAGCCAAAGCCTCCATACCTTCCCATCTGCCTCATCTTCGTCACTCTAACCGTCTGGTTCAGGAGTGGCTGGTTATAATGGCTAAACTCGCCCTTTTGTATAGCATCATAGACGAATTGGTGCGCCGCTACAATTTCCTTCATGTTCGGCTGTACGATCTTCTTTGGTGCTACGCCAGCCCGAGTTAGTTCCTCGAACAGTATCGCTTGGCCAGTAGCTCCGTCTACTATAATCTTCGCACAGTCTCGCCAGCGTTCTATAAGCCACTTGGATAGTCTAGCCCAGCCTTCAGACATCGGGCGTTGCATGACGATCTCCACATGAACTTTGCCGTCCTTGAGTGGCAATGCGGCCGCTAGAGAGTAATCTGAACGGTCTGGCGCGAACTTTACCGCATAAATAGGCTTGAATGTAGTATCATAGTCTGGTTTCTCAGTATATAGAGCATCCCAAGTCTTTTGTTGGATAGCTCGCTTGTCTTCTACGCCACTCCACCAGCCTAACCTCATACGGTTAAAGTTATCACTGGATAGGCTAGTAGATTCCGCCTCTACAGCGCTCGGAAGCAAGAACTCACCAAGACTAGGGTTTGTCTGATACCACGCCTCTCTGTCATCTCTATCCGTTAACCTCTCTACGCTCCATTCCGTCCATGCACCAAGCGCTCCACTGAGCAGTTGCTTTCTATTGCGTGAAAATACTTCGCCTACAGTTGTAGCCACCGGCGGTGTACCGGCATAAATTATTTGAGGGTTACCTGATTTGGCCGCAGAGATTGTAGGCATGAGGGTAGCTTCATGGTCATCGGTCATATCCGCCGCCTCATCACAGATAAGCTCATCGTTTGTGGTACCTAGGCCGCCCATTCTAGTCCGAGTAGTGAATGTATAGATTGCTCCGTTGGTGAACTCCATAAAAGCGTAGTTGCGAGGTTTATTCCTAAACCTTGGGGTCAAGAGGTTGAATATTTCCTCATAAGGGTTCTCATAGAAGAAGTCTTGGATCCGACGCTTTACTACATCAGCCGTCTGCTGTTGCTGAGCAGTAAAAAGCCCGATCGCTTTTCTGAATATAATCCCATAAATAATCCGTGCCACTATGATTTCCGTCTTGCCGTTCTGTCTCGGCACTGATAGACCACATCTCAAATTGACAAAGTTCCCCTTTTCATCTTCTGCCAGCCATCTTCTGAGCACTAAGCGTTGCCACGGTAGGAGCTTTGTACCATATTCATCAAGAAGCTGAAAAAGAAGCTCGGCCTTCTCGGTATTGCCTTTTTGGTACAAATCAATTCTTGGTGTCTGATTTGCTTTTAGCATTAGTCTCCTTCTTAGACGATACCTTAGTCGTCTTTTTCTTTACACTGGCCTTAGAAGCGGTTTTAGAGGCCTTCTTTTTTGGTGTTTTCTTCGGTTTTGGTGGAAGTGCCGCCTTTTCCAGCACTTGTTCCAAAACTGTACCTTTTTTCGGTTTTCGGCTCCGAATTTCGCGAAGCTCTTTGCGAAAAATGTTGATATTTTGCGTTAATCTCGCTACTTCCTGCTGGCTGATATTCGACGTATTCAATTGTTGGACATTTTCACGAATCAAAGCCTCATAAAACACCTCGTCATCATCACCAACTGCAACTTCCATGATATTTTTGTCATTTTCAGCTTTCAAACGGCCTTGATATAGCTTATCCATCTTTGAAGGGTTCTCGATAATCTCTTGCCAGCGTTTAAGTGCTGCATATCCTTCAGTCGGGATCACATTTTTGAGTCGTTCGAACTGTGCCAACCGTCCAGCTGGCTGTTTTCTGAAAAATTCAAGCCATTCGTCGTAATCAAGCTCTTTTTCTGGTAGCAATAGCTCTTCAGCCACTATTCTTCACCTCCTTTACTAATAGATACGCCCATGCGCTTTAAGTGTTCTGGTCTAAAATCTTTTGGTGGTTCGTGAATGTTGCCGATAACCTCACACTCACCTTCGTTAGATTCAAAAAACATACAAGAAAAATGATTGTTTTTCCAACACGTAAATGCAGCCCTGCTGCCATCATACTTAATCTGATAAATATACACAGCTGTGCGAGATTTAGTTAACTCTCTTGTTATCTTCACTATATCCCCCTCGTAAATCTCTTTGCCGTTCTTGTCGGTCAGACCAGTATATTGCTCAACGATAAAAGGGTTATCCTCCTCGAAAGTATAGCCGTCTGTATCTATAATGCTTGCATTATAAGCCCCAAGTGTTTTGCAAGTCGGTATCCAATCTACCCAGTGGTCGTTTACCCACGCTCTAAACTTTAACTCTCTCATTCTTCACCTCCTTTTGGCTCATCTTTTGCTTTTTCTGCTAAGTCCAAAAGTCTAACCAACATCTCCTTGTCATAGACTTTCACAAAGCACTTTTCTTGTATTTCAGGTAGCAATCTTTCTACTGCGTTATCCCATCGTCTTTTCAATACATCTTCCAAAACTCTGTTATTTGACTCAAGAATAGCAACTCTGCTTTCAAGTGCGTTCAGTCTATTTACGAGTTCAAGCGTATCCATTCTACTTAAATGCCAACTACTCATTCTTCACCTCCTGCTTTATTTTTTAAGTATGTTGCCAAAGGGCTCTTAGCTTTTTCTATTTCGGCTAATAATTCTTCAGCCTTATTCTTTTCATATTTCTCCCTTGCTTCTTTTGCTATTTGCGCTAATTTCTCTGCTTGTTCTTTCGTAAGGCTTATTGGAGAGAATGCTGGCAAATCGTTAATACTACTCATTCTTCACCTCCTTTTAACATTGCTTGTAGCAACCTTCCGTGGACATTCTCGTATCCACAAACTCCCCCTAATGGTCTAAACCCATATATTTCTATACTCCTATTTACTCTGTCTTCTAACTGTTCAGGCGTATCGCCTTGAATAATTTTATATTCCATTTGCTGTCTCCTCTATTTTCTTTTCTAAATCATTTTTGAAATTAATTGCAGCTAACTTTGTCGACACAGAAGCACCGTTGTCGTTTCTAACTTGGTCAAAATATCTAGCCAAAAGAATAGCTTTAGACCGACTTATTTCAATTATTATTTTTGTCATTCTTCCCCCTCTGGTACATAACTTAACCCCTCGATATAACCAAGTTGATAGACTAGCTCGCTTAAATCATTCATCACGATATTGTCATCTGCCAACTTTCTAGTTATTGCCGTCACTCTTCCAGCGGCATCGGCTGCTATCTTTGCTATGCGTTTTAATCTGTCTTGTTCACTCATTTTGCCTCCTTTTCAAACCTGCTGTTTTTATTAAATTTTCGTTTAATGTACTCCCCAGCATTACCACCCCTAAAACTCTCATCTGAAGTCGACAAAAATTGCCAAAAACTATCTACTAGATCCATGCGTTTGTAATCTAGCTTCTTGATTTTCATATCGTGCATACTTTCGCCACCAATTCGCCAATAATTGCCATATAAGCTCCTAAAAGCGTGAGTATCTGGGAATTTTTCAAGTACCTCCAGCGCCTTTTTGCGATTTATCAGCATTGGCTTATGGACTTCATAGTTATAGGTAGTCAAACTAGCATTCCGTAGTACCTCTGCGGCCTTTTTTAAGCTATAAGTGTGGTTATCAGCTGTCCCTTGCTTTCTTTCGATATAATTAGCATATTCTACTAGATCGCCATTGTATTGTGGCGGCATATTTTCGTCTATTGGCCTTAAAACAAAGAAATCGTCATTAAACAGCCAAAAATCCTCTGAAATATCGTCATTTTTACAAACCTCTATAATCATATTTCGGACTTTTTGCCACTTATTCAGCCCTTTTTGTTCTGTCCTAAACAATCTATCTGGTTTTAGGTTATCTGGACAACCGCCATAAAAGCAAACGCGCCTATATTGCCAATTTTCCTCTACTGACCGCAAAGAATAGGTTAATTCCTCATTAGATACATCATTTTTAACAAAATATACAATATCAAACCTCCCACGCGGTTTCTCGGTGAAGCCATATTTGCGGTATAATCTTGAATTTCGGTGTTCGTTGATGGCTTGGTTCATCCACTTAGCCTTTTTTGGATCCGTTTGTTTATCGGCCAGCTTACATAACTCCTTGTCTAGCTTGTTAATTCTATCTAGCGTCATATTGCCTCGGCAGAGGGAATTTTTGTCGTCTATCAAGTGAACTACTAGCGGTGCTTCCTCATGCTGAACTCCACCATTCGCCAATATACACTCCGCATTGAATACCGTATCCTCTCCAAACTGCATTCCTTTCTTAAACTTTATATTGTTCGCGTTTAGGAACGATAGTTTGTATAGCTTATTCCACACTAACACCCAATATCTAGGTATAAAATCAAACGAATAGAACCCTCTCGGTGAATATCTCGGAATATAGTTAAGGGTATCGAGAGTACGGCCACGGTACTGCCCAAATTGATATAGATTCTTGCCGGATTCGGCTATTTTCTGCATAACTCTTGTAGCGTCTGGCATTAGCATATCGTCAGCGTCCAAAAACGCTACATAATCCCCTTTTGCCTTGCTAATCCCGAAGTTTCTTGCTTCTGACACGCCGTGGTTCTTAGTGTGGTACACCTCAAAGCCTAGTTTCTCATAATAATCACAAATCTTATCGCTTCCGTCCGTTGAACCATCGTCTACTACTATGATCTGGGCTTTTTTGTCGTACTGATTGTAAACACTGGCAAGACACCGCTTCAAGAACGGTTCCTTGTTGTAGACTGTCACGATCAGGCTTATCATTTATCTTGACTCTCCTTAGACAAGACCTTTTCGGCCTCCATAATATCACCAAATTCCTTCTCGTCCTCAGTTTTCACATTCCGGACTGTCTGGTAACTCTGCCAGCCTAGATCCATAGCCTTCTTGAGCCGGTTATAGTCTGCCCTTGGCAAATCTTTGATAAGCACCATCATGGCGTCAAACCTTATCTCCACAGGGTCTTCGTAGTTATTACCTCTATTGAATATCTTTAACCTCATAATTTTTGCTCCTTAATTTTTTTGTTACTTCTAGTCCGAGTAGCAGATACCACTTGTCCCCAGTTTTGTGGTACCATGAATCGGCAATATCTTGGATGCACTCCAAAATCATTCGCTCTCTCATTTCTTCCCTCCTATCCATGCCATCATAAGTAGAGTGAAGCAAATTATTACGCAAATCACCACGCCGTCGCTCATTTTCCCTCACTTTCGCTTACAATATCATGCTCGCAGAACCAGCGCGCCGCCTCGTTAAGCTCTTTGGCTTGTTCTACAGTCAAACCACCAAATCGCTCTCTAAAACTACTCATGCTCTTCTCCCCCTCCTTAGCCAATAGTATAATGAGCAATAAGGGATATTTAGCTTGACCGCAACTTGGCTGATTGGAATGTTTTCAAGATATACCATCTTGAGTGTTTCGTTCTCTTTCTGCTTTATCGCTTTTTTTATATCATTATTACGCTTGCTTTTTCTCCCCCCCTTCGCGCCAGCTAGTCTGGCTCGTTCAGGGTCAGAAGCAAAGCCACCACCGGTCGAAAAAGACTCAATGTATTCTTTTGCTTCTTTTTCTGTATCGAATTGTCTACCTTTATACAGTTCAGACGCTTCTACGCGATATTTGTTTCTCGATTTATCAAAATAGTAGAATTTTCTTTTTCTTCCTAACTTAAGTGTAGTGATTGGCTCAGGAATAAACTCCCATACCCTCTGACGAATAGTTTTCTCGCTTATGCCGTTCTTTTTAGCAATTTCTTTTACAATGTAGCCTTCTGCAATAGCTGTTGCAATTTGCCCGCCTAGCATATTCATCTGTCTTGACGTATTATCCTGTAGCCCATTTGCTATTGCATGGTGTATGTTCTCTTGATTTGTCACCCATTCTAGGTTTTCTACTCTGTTGTCGGTTTTATCACCGTTAATATGGTTTACTTGTGGTTTATTCTCTGGGTTAGGGATAAAGTGCCTAGCTACTAAACGATGGACTTTCTCTGTACAAAAATCCTTTCTAGTTCCCAAGTGAGCCTGCCAACGTAAATAACCTTTTGCGTCTTTTTGCAACGCCGCTAGTTTGCCACTAGGGAGGGCGATATTCCCGTCAGAGAGAATCGTATATTTGTCGCTTTTGTCATATGGTTTAGACTTGACTTTTTCACACTCTAATTGCTTAGTATGACCATTTCTTCCACCTTTTGAACCGATTCTTCTATAGAAGTCTTTGCCATGATTTTGATAGTTTGTATCTCTGGCCTTACGGCCTCCGAGTAGTGTGCCGCTCATCTTGTACCTCCTAAATAGTTATCAATTATCTCCTTTGCTTGTTCAAAGCCCACGGCGAACATGGCTCTATAGCCAGCGTCAGAGAGCCCTATAAGTGCCTGCTCTTGTTCAGCTATATGTTGGCTGGCAGGAAAACCATCTCTTCTGAATAGCCTTGTCCCGTTTTTCTTCAACTCAATAAATAAACCGTGGTAACCACCCTTCGCTTTAGCAATGAACATATCTGGCCACGCTCTGTGCCCACCGTTCAACCGCTTTTGCTTCACCGCCTGTCCCATTGTGAGTTTAATGCCGGAGCCAAAGTCACTGTGGAACAGAACTTCTGGATATTGCAACCGCAGATAATCCGCGACTTGTATCTGTAATTCCGATTCAGTCATCTTGATCTCCTTGCATTTTTCTTATCTTCTTTAGCGTTTCGGCTTTATCGTTATACTTGAACCCTTCCCAAATTTCGCTCTGAAACGCATTTTTGCCGTCTAGGGCGTGTTTATTCTTCAAATCCCTAAGTCTTCTCATCTCATCGCTTACATCGCGTCTAGTGGCCGAATTTTCAAGAAATTCGATGGCTTTCAAAGCCTTGTCATAGGGCATGTGCCAGCGCAAGAAATCTAAGATCGTGATTAATTGCATTTGTGTAGGTTCATCACTCCACGCCATCTTTGCCTCCTAATTCTAACCTTCGCTTCGTAAAGTCTCCTTTTAAGATATTCGCTTGTTTGTCTGACAGGTTCAAACTCATCCAATACTTGACTAATTCTCCATAATCTGTGATAGAATTGATTTTTTCTCTAACTTGTTTGAAGTCTATTTTTGTGCCGGCAGGTTTATCGCCTTGGTTATTCACAGCATTTGTCACCTCGTCGCCACTAGCGATTGAAGTGTCAATGCCTATACCTAAGAAACCTAGCGCTCTACCCACCGCCGATGTTTCGCAATTCTCGATATACGAGGTCTTATTGATATAGCTGCTTGATTCCTTTTCATAGGCGTGGCCTGTAGCTTTCACGACACCATTTTCATCTTCCACTACTGCTTTGAACTTGCAAATCCCATCGCTATCTGAAAGTAGAATAGTTTCAATGCTCCAGCCTTTGAAGTTTTGTCTAAAATATTTGACACGCTCATTGACTTCAACATATTCCTTCCCTTTTATGTTGACGGTCTTAAATTTTGCTTCTTCTACCATTTGGCCTCCAGATTCCGTATCCTATTCCCTTCTCTGATAAACACGAAATTTCCACATAAGTTTTCCGTCTGCTCTAATTCGTTGTAATCAACTTTGATTTCCATAATTGCCTCCTGCTTTGGTGCTAAAGAGGTAGGGCTGGTGGCATTTAAAAGTGATGAGGAATTTATGCCTTGGCTCGTAAGCCTCCACCAGCCCACATGAAGAAAACCGTGCAGACGAGCTGCACGAATCGAGGCAGGATGTGTGGGCTTCACTGCCTCGGTTCGTACAGCCCACCTTTTTCTTCTTAGCACCTAATAAGTTAAATTTGTTATTCGTAGTAAAATGGCATTCTTGAAACTGGTGTAGAATTTACCTCGATATACTCATCTTGGTCTGTTTGTCCGGCCAGCATCATCGCGATGATCGCAACAATGATTGCCAACACCAATCCAATTTTTTGCCATAGAGTCATTTTTTCGTCCATGATTGTTCTCCTTTTTGTTTTAGCCTTAGGCCGCCCTCGCAGTTTATGAGCGGCCTAAGTGTTGTCTATCCGATACTGAGCAGGGCTGAACATTACAAAAACAAAAAGATTCCCTGCTCAGAACTGGATAGACAACTCGTTTGATATTATTTTTTTGCAAGCTGTCCAAATTGTTAACGTTCCCGAAGTTGAATCTCCAGCAACCAAAATAGCCCCATTTTATGGAGCTTACGCATATTCATCACCCCTATATTACAGAGAGGCAAGGTACATTGTGCGACGTTATGCATTGTGCGACATTGGAAGGCTCTGTGTAACTGGGAGTCCTAATCTCGCTCCCCAGTTTCTACCACCTTAGCCTTCTCTATAAGCTCCTTGGTTTCCATTTTTGTAATGTTCAAATTCGATAACTCTATTGTATCAAAGTTTTCCAAAAATGTCAATACGCTAGTGCTCTCTGTTAGCACCAAATCGCGGCAGGCTCTTTCAACTTCTGCAAGGGGGAAAAGCGCCTCTCTACTTCCCTCTCGTCTCCAAGTTTTAGGGGGTTTAGCGGTAAACATCCAGGGGCAAATATACTTGGATTTTAGGAAATACCACTCATGGCCAGATCCAGTTACCGGAATGTGTATTTCCCTTTCCTCCTCTTTACGAGATAAAAGCCCTGTTTTCGGGTTATGATAGAGGTAAAACACCTTACTAACCACTCGGATGGTTCTAGTAGTCTCATCTACTGCTCCCCATCTCATTTCCCTTATTTGTACAGGGGTCAACCCCTGTTTAGCCAGCCAGCGCATGGCACTATATTGTTGATTGAGGTAGTGCAAACTATATTCCTCTGGTCGTTTGGACATACCATAGTCCTTTCCTACCTCCAATTAATGTTAATGAGCACCTAAACAAATCGTGTTGCGTTGATAGAACGCTCGTTCGTATTCGTCTTCGGTTTCAAAATCTTTTCGTTTTAAGTCAAGTCGGCTGGCTGGCAAATTGCCAGCCAAGCCAGCCGACGACTCGTTCGGTTTCTGTTCGGTTTCTGACTTTATTCTTTTTTGTTCTTTTTCTATGTCTGCATATTTTGCACTCACTACCCCCGTTATTTGTGAATGCATATTTTGCACTCGCGAGTGCATATTTTGCATTGATGAGTGCATATTTTGCACTCGGTTTTGAGAGTTTTCCACAACCTCATTTTCGTCATTAAACATGCCTTTTTTGGCTAAATATTTCAATTTTTTTGGATTATCGTACACTGAATAAATTCGCCTAGTCGTAGACTTTCCACTCTTTTCTACAAACAAGTAACCCTTCCCTGCCAGCTTTGGTATAGTGTGCGCAACAGCACTCTCGCTCAAGCCTAACTTTTGCGCGATCTTCTCGTTACTTTCAAAGCAACACCTCTGGAAACTGGCAATATAGCCATAAATAAACTTTTCCGCTACGCTTAAGTCCCCATCTTCAAGAATTTCTTTAGTAATTATGATCCCGAAAAACCCTCGTTGGTTTTGTTCGTCCATATTGGCCTCCTTTTCGCTAAATAAGTTATTATTCACGAAAAGAACACTACATATTACAAAAACCTCGCTCCACCGCCCGAATGGGCGGCTTCGCGGGGGTTATTTTGATTGCTGGCTCTATTATACACCAAAAGTTAAATTTTAGCAACATCGATTTTGCGACATTCGGCGTACCTGTACCTGACTATGCGAATGGGCAATCCTTTTCCACCACAACATATACTGCTCCTTCAGATGGTTTCGTTAGGATAAGGGCTGACGTAGGGACTGGGGGTGTTAAAGGGTCTGCACTAATGGTAGTAAGTATTACTAGGAACGGGGTACAACACACTGTCAGCAGTTCAGGAAATTATTTTGACGTAGCTTCCTACAACCACTCTTACGTTGATGTAACGCTACCAGTGAAAGCTGGCGATATAATTGATATTGGCTATTTGGGGGGTGCGGTTGATTGGACTTCTCGTGACTTCTACCCTGTTTTGTGGTAATTCAACCTATGCTACTCTCTTTGCCTCGAAGAAACCAGCTAAGTTTAATAAATTCTTGCGATACTAACTTTCCCACCGGCCGTAGTGTTTGAACCTGTACCGCCACCGCTAGATTGGCATAAGATAGTATCACCTTCTTGTGCTCTAACGATAGCTACAACCATCGGTGATATATAGTTGACCCATGTGGATCCACCGCTGGAGACAGTTTGGACCACGGTTGAGTTATGGACAATCCTAAGGGTAAGGTCATGGGCATTGTCACCGTTAGTCATTTTTTGAGTAAAAGCGATTATGTAGACTCCTGAAGCTGGTATAGTATACTGGTATTGTTTGTAAAAATCATCGCTATTAATATTCTTATTGATGGCGTCATCGTTGATAACAGGGAAAGCAGTCCCTGTCATAGTCGCAAAATCGATGTTAGACGAATGGAAGCGGATTATGGTATAATTATTTTGACGATTACGCCACGCTTGCGGAACAATGCGGCAGTTATTAATCCTAAGCGAGGAATCTTATATGACAAATCCAGATAATATAGTTAGAGTGCGCGCACGGAATGGTGGACGCGCCAGCGTTTATGAAGCCAACGGTTGGGCGCAAGCCTATACTTCTGGTTTACTTGAAGGAAATGGTGTAATTCAAAACACTTCTGCCGATATGAATGTTTTAGTTGGTGGATCTACCACCAAACCTGATGTAGTACTGGCTGAGAACGCCGTCGGCTACCGGATTGCTTTAGACATAGTAGGCCAGCAAGCCATAGCTGTTACAGCCCCAGCATCAAATAGCCGTATCACTGCCATTGTTGCCTATACTGACGATTTATCCCTAGCTACTACTGAAGACACCGTAACTGGTTCGCCAGCATCTTGTGGGCTTATCGCGGTGAATGGTACCGCGTCGGCTTCACCTTCAGATCCAACTGACACTCAAATTCGTGACGCTATCACTGCCGATGGTGCAACTGGCTCTCAGGCGGCCTACTGCGTCATAGCAACTATTTTAGTAGCGAATGATACAACAGCCATCACAAACAGCTTAATCACGACGAACATAGCCCAGATTGGTGCATATAACATCGATTTTACGACAATAACGCCAATTCAACTCAGCGCAACCTACGGAATTTGGTATGCCTCATTTGGAGGGATTGTACAGGTTTGGGTTGCTTTTAGTCAAAAAACAGTTACAAATGGTACAGTTCTTGCTACAATGCCGATAGGATTAAGGCCAAAAAGATATGTAGTTGAAAGGAACGGTTTTGACAATCAGCATGGCGAAGTCATCATTGGCACTAATGGCGAAATATTATACGAGTCCAATACTGGCACATCAGATTATGTGCGTGCCTCCTTTATGTATTTCGCAGATCTTTAGTAATGCCAATATAGCAATCACAGGGATAATCTAGATTGTAATCTCAGTGTCGTAAAAACGATGTTAAATTAATAAGCCCTCATTACTGAGGGCTTTTCTTAAACTCGCGTACAATTTCTAATTGTTTTCTAAAAGCGTCGGCTGTTGCTTGGTCTGAGCAATCAAATAGAGCGGCCAGAAGTTCTAACCTTCTTTCTATTGAATCAAACTCAGTGATGGAACCATATTTTTCGAGATAGCCTAGCTGTTCGAGTGCCTCTTTCGCGCTGGAACTTTGTGGTGCCGGAATGTCTGGTAAATTCAAATGAATAAACCGATGGAGAGTATCTCTCGGAATACTGATTCTGCAGTACCAGTAGTCACGGAGTTCCCTCACATATCCTTTGCGCCACTTATTTCTTTGGTAACAAAGATGGTGAGTATCTCGAGCGTTAGTTTTTTGCCGTGTGGCTTTAGTATTGCGCCTGTAACGCCTTTTCTTCTTCTTTGCCATGAACACCACCCCCTTGGCATTTCGCGAGCTTCTAAGGTGCTTATATGCGGTCTAAAGCCGCAAGTCCTAAGCCACGGCGCTAGCGGCTCAGGACTTAAGGCTCTAGTAGACGGCCACCCTAGCTCTTTCCTTCGGGTGGCCAATAGAGAAAAGTTTTTGAGAGATTTTTGTTTTGGAGCGCGAGTGCGCAGGTGATAATCTTAGATATTATTTTACAATCGGGGTTATTAAGGTGCGAAAAGAGCGAGGTTAATTGGCACGATATTCAATAACATCGCCGTAGAATAAGCCGTAGCCTGTGCCGTGGCTCCAGCCGTAAAAAACTGTATGGCCTTTGTTCAATTTAGTAGAATACCAATGGTTAGCATAGTCATTCATCGCGGTTCCCCACTGGATTTTGCCTTTACATTCTTTCATGATCTTCCCGAGGGTGTCGCCTTTAACTACTTCACGCTTCTTGCATTTATCTTCTGCTGGCGCAGGAGTTGGTGTTGGGGTTGGTTCTGGTTTCGGTGCAGGCTTGATATAAGCCTTCGGTCGGTAAAAGCCAATCAGGTTCTTGATGCTGATATTGATGATATTAGTAGCTGCACCGCCACCTTCACAATACCGTCCGCCTTGGTTTTCGCCTAAAAGAGCCACATATCCATTTACCACTGGGCCTAGAGCCATTCCTACATGACCATATTGTCCACCTTCAAAGACTAACCAGTCACCAGCTTGGATTTGTGCCGCATCGTTCTTCCAGTAGATCAGAAAGTCATCACCGGCATTCTGATCTGCGCAGTTCATCATGCCCTTGGCCATGCCGGTTCCACAGGTAGAAACATCGCGGTGAGCGTAGCTGTACCAGAAACTCCGTGCCAGACTAACGCACTGGGCGCCGTACTTGTTCGACGCGTAAACGCAATGCCCTAGCGTGGCATTCTTAAAAGCCTCCGGTGTAGAAGTGTCAAAAGTTTCTACAGATGCACCTAAATCCTCGTATTCCCCATCTTCAGCGGATAATCCGGTGTTGGCATCTTCAAAAAGACCGCCATCTACTTCCTCAACGGTAGGGACTTCATAATCTTCTATTACTTCCCCTTGGTCGCCTTCTATAGCCGCTGGCAGTTGTTCCTCTGAAAACTCAATTTCAGCAGTATAGCCTTCATCTGTAGGCTGGATAGAGATATTTACTCCGATGCCGACCAGACTAGCTACTAAAACAGCCGCGATCAGGCTTAGCAAAACTGTTAGATTTAAGCTCTTTTTGTTTTTCTTGGTTTTACTTGATTTTTTTACCATCTTTAGCTCCTTTCGTTAATTTTGGTAACCAACCAATAGCTACGCCATGTTCTATTGCCCACTTTTCAAAGACGGAATGGGCGTAGGCATTGCCGTCCAATTCAATAAAGTAATATTCCGCTACTTGCAAAATCGCATCTACATTTTCAGGATTATCCTTTATAAGGTCAGTGAGTTCTCCCCTTGTGACCCTGATGATAGTTTCATCTTGTATTTTCTTGATACTAGCCAATTCTTTTTTGATTTCGTCAAGGTCATCTTTGCGGTGATCGTGACGGGTCACGAAGAACTGAATCAAGCTGAATACTCCGGCTGACCCTAGAATCGTAGAAAAGAATAGCCCGAAGTCCATTTCACCACCTCTGTGTCCATGTGTAGGTATCACCAGAAATAGCTGTACATTGATATGTGTGCATATTTGTTGTATCGGTATATAATTGCCCTAGCACACCAACAGTTGATGTTGTTGGTGCTGAAGTCGCAAGTGTGTTTCCTTGTGCTACGGTAGCCGCAGAATGATTATCAATCCCATCATGTAACCCTGTCAAAATACGATATGCGGTACCATTATAGCCTGAAGTCGTAAAATCATTCACCATACCGATATTGACTTCACCTTGCACGGAGGCTGCGGAATAAGCGCCTAAACTTACAGAATAACGTATGCCGCTAGATTTCCCAGCCTCCCTGCCAATACTTACCGAACCAGTGCTGTTGCTACCAACTTTCGCAGCATTTCCTATTGCAATACCACTTGCTACACGAGCTTGTGCTGTTGAACCAATAGCTATTGCTCCTGCGTAATCAGCGTAGACGTTCCCTCTACCTATTGCGATTGCATTGTCACCAGTGACGCTAGTGCCGTTTGGGCATAAAGTAACCGAATAATTTCCTGCAGTTGTTGACCCAGAAGCTCCTATTATAGCAATCTTCGACCCCGTCGCTCCATCAGCATAAAATGCGTCACAAACTGCTTTTTGCGTTGGCGCTCCATCAGTATTTTGCCCTATAATTGTGTTATATAGAGTCGCAGACCCACCTCCACCAGCAGTATCCCATGTACCATCAGCCTTCAAAAACTTCCCAGCATCAGTAGTCGCAGGTGCAGGGACTAAACCAGCCGTACCAGCACTCGTACCGTCAGTACCAACAAAATTGGAATAGGTAGTATCAGTTGCGCTAATCTCATTATTAGAATCAATCGTGATATTAGAGCCTGCAGTTAACTTCGGTTGTATTGTAGTTGTATCTACTGAAAATGCAGTGCCATTCAAGCTCAATCCATTCCCTGCCGAATAAGTAGTGTCAGTAGCAGAAATTACATTCCCAGAACTTATTTGTACATTAGTTCCAGCAGTATAAGTTGTATCTGTTGCACTAATAGTGTTATCTGGTGCGATAGCGATATTACTGCCAGCCGTTAGTTTGTCTTGTTTATCAGCCAAAAGCAAATCGGTAGCAGACTTTGTATAATAAGGTCCTTCTTCACCAATTAGCGTAAAGTTCTGCGTAGTAGTAGACCAGCGGTAGTAGGTCGTTTCACCATCTTTACTCTCGTCTTGCAAAACCTTAATAATATCATTGTCTTTTAGGTGTGTAGTATCATAAGCCTGTAACTCTGCATAAGTTCCTACAATATCAGTTACGTCCGAAGATGCACTAATTGCATCAATTTGCCCTTGTAGGTTTATATCAGCATTTTCTCTAGTCGTAGCCTCATTTGTTATATCTTGCTTTGTAGCAATAGTATTTGTGTTGACACTAAATTGCGTACCAGTTAGACTAAGGCCTGTACCAGCAGAGTATTTAGTATCTGTGGCCGATATAGTGTTATTAGCGATAGAAATATTACTGCCAGCTATTAATTTATCCTGCTTCCCAGATATGGCTGTCGAAATGGCTGCGTCCACTTGATTCCCTGTTTGGTAGTCTGAAGTATTCGCTAAATCAGATGTCTTGGTGGGGACCTTAGGAATATTAGTGGCGCCAGTCATGGTGACATTGTTGTATTTTGGGCGGTTCGTTAATTCATTGAAGTTAGAGGTGCCGCCACCCCCACCTCCTAAGTTTGTAGTTTCCCCGAATTCTACCACAAACTCTTCATCATCGTTGTTCAAATTTAGGTTAAAGTTTTCATTAGCTACCATTACATTGCCTCCGAATCTAGCACTGGTTTTACAGTTAGCCAAATCATTTGGCTAGCTAAGACTGCGCCGTTACTATTTTTAGCTCGCAATTGAATTAATGCCTTCCCCGGAGCAAATAATTTGGTCTCGCTTTGGGATAAGGCAAAATAAAAAGCGTTCTTATCTTCGTCAATGTTCAAATCATCCAGACCTTTCTTAAGTAGGGTTTCACCATCTTGGCTATAAACAATATCAACTTGCGTGATAGTCGTAACCTCTACCTCGTCAGGGAAAGTGAACGTATGTGTTGGTGTAGTTGCTCTTCGCATAAGACCTCGCTTGCATTGTGGTTATTATTTCCGCATTTACAACCGCAAGCGTGGCGTATTGTTGGTTTTATTATATCACATTTACTGGATTCTGGTAAAAGTGCCCGGTGAAGTTCCTGACGCTATTACGTCAACTTTTTGGCTAGAAACTAGACTAAAAATCGTAATATCCACCGCTCCACTACCATCTTGAGGGGTGACAGCATACGGTGCGATATAATAGGTGTTACGATCTACAATCGGCACTAAAGAAATCAGATTATTATGGCCTTGCCCATAAGTCGGCGTGAACCTAATTACCATATCAATCCAGCCTGCTCCACCGCCTGTGGTGATTTCGCCCATCTGAGTAACATACATTTTCACCAATGAGCCGGCCGTGTTATAGCAAGCCTTCATCGCTTTGACTTCATCTTCGAGTTTTTTCACTCTTTTCTCAGTATTCCCTATTGCCATATCATCCTCGCGCTCAGTGTACCATCTACTGCAGATTGCACGGTGAAATTATAGTTTGTATTTATCCGTTGCCAATTACCGCCTACTTCTCCATAGGTTGGTGAATTGTATACGATCCACCTTGCTCCGCCAGAGTAGGGCACTCTTTTAACTTTTAGATCCGAATTAAAGCCATCAATAGTCATCTCTAGCGTCGCCAAGGTATTTGACCCTCTACTGGTGTTAAAGGTGACCACAACTCTTTCATTCCCATCAAAATCGTACACGTTCCCATCTCCATAATCTATGTGCATAGGGTTAGCCGAAGTTGTAAAATAAATACTTTTTGTGAACACTGGCATCTGGATAGCCTGCTTCTCGTAGGCGGCCTTAAGCGCAGTTATTTCGTCTTCTAGTTTCTTTAGTTCTGCTTCCGTCATATTAACCTCGTTATCGTTAATGAGCCTTCTACCATTGAAATGGCTTCCACATTGAGTGTCACTTGGACGCTGTTTAAGGTAAAGTAGTTTGACTCCAAATCCCTCAAAAAGTCTACATAATAGTCTACATAGTTAGATCCTGCGGCCGCGATATAACCAGTGTAGGCTTGGTCGTCTACATAATTTATGTCATTACCGGTCACAGTCCAGCCTTGTGACACTGAATAATCGTAGTAGGTAGGAGTATAGACCACATTTTGCGCAAAATCTACAAACGGAGCACCATTTACTCCGTCTGTTCTGGTAAATCTTACTCTTAAGCGCGCGATCACATTTTGAGGTAATTGCGGAAAAGTTATCGTGCCAGTCCAGCTCTGTTGGGGAGTGTTAGCAGGCCATAAAATCGAAGAATAGGCAAGTTCAGATGCTACTTTCTGAGCTTTGAGTTCATTCCTCAGTCTTATCAGCCGTTGCTCTACATCTCCAATCATTTATCCTCCATTAGAGTAGGGGTTACAGTCGCCACACCATTATCGTCCCAAGTGGTGTCTAGCCCGATTATCCTGTAAAAGCCTGAATTGTCTGAACCATCGTCAGTATTCTCGTCAAAGTAGAAGGTATCTCCTATCGCAAGACCGTTGTTCATGTTGCTCGCTTCTCCCCATGCAATTGGGCGGCCTACTAGAGAAATCTGTGGGGTTTCAGCACCAAAATCTAACTGTGACAAGCGAGTGCTGGCATAGTTATCCACAGCTCCTTGACTGTAAAGGTTCGAGGCGGTTTCATAAGTTCTCCAGTAGCAATAATCGGCTACGAAATCAGCGTTTGACGCTGTGCCTATTTTTGCCGTTTGCTCACCATTAGCGTCGTCCCCAACCTGTCCATTACCAGCAACTAAAACGTTACTAGCAAATTCGTTAGTTTCCTCCACGGAATAGTTAGAAGCCCAAAGTTTGTAAACCCCATCCGCTGGATATTTGATGATAATATTCTTAGAAGTTCCCCGAGGTTTTAGAATGTCAATCAACTGGTGTGTATAGTCTAGGGGGTCGGTGCGGAACACTATATCGAACTTTCCAGCTCCTTCCACATTGTTCATCGCATCGCATAGAGCCTTAGAAACAGTCTGGAAGTCCTTGTAGGTGATTGTTTTGTTGCCTAGAGTGTCAACGGCGCCATAGCTCCAGTTAAGGGATTCTCCGGCCGCCAAAGCTCTGGCTTTGAACTCGTCAATTAGAGCTTGAGCGTAGACATCTGCTCTAGTGTTAGTAAAAGTCCGCATCGGTGACTTAGGGTTTAATGGATCGCACACTAAATCACCGCTAAGCCTTGCGAAATACTCATAAAAGGTTAAAGATAAAGTTTGGTCGGCACCTAGACCGTTGCGTGCTGGTTTAGCGGCCAAAAAGCCAGCGAATCGCACATAGCCATCAGTCTCAAAAACCACTCTTGTTTTGCCTACTCTCAGTAATGAAGCAGGCGCGTCATCGAAGTATTTAGTGACAAAATCTTGGTATTGTTTCCAGTTAATATCAAATGTAAAGGTGTCTGCTGTGGCATTTTCGCTCTCGCTCTTTAGCGTTTCCACCAGATGGCGGTTTTTCGCGAATTTGTTAATATCCCCTAACAGCGTGTCGCCTAGATAGAGTAGCAATTTATTCATTTCACCTCCTAATTTATTGTATTATTCCAGCTAATCGTGCTTGAATCTGTTGCTCCACCGTCAGAGTTGAAACCTGCGATATTCTCCCCGGGGTTAAATGAAACTAACCCCGAAATATTTCGGGTTACTACTGCCGTGTCCAAATATGCTGTTCCTTCTGCAAAATTCACCGTGAGAGTCTGGCCAGAAGCTACTGTACCATCATAAGTCGCCACTGAATCGGTAGTGTTATTCTGCAAAACTGGATTGACGCAGGGTCCCTCGACTACCCACACTGGATAAATTGTCCGTGTGGACGCAATATTGACCGTCTGGACGCCTCCTGCGCCCTTTTCCCACTCTTCACCCACATTGTCCCATTCAGCGCCCACAGAGTCCCAAATTTCGCCTCCTGCGGCGGCACTGATGAGCGGTAATGTCACGGTATTGGAGTAAATCTCTTTTCCACTAGAGTCTTCGGCATATTCTGTCCATGCTACGTCGCCAATAGTAAATGTGATAGTCCAGCTTGAATATTCCTCATGTGGTACTGGTATTATTTGGAGCCCTGCTGAAATCCAAGCGCCCGAAGTAGCGAACATGGTGCCATCTTTTTTGATATAGATGATTTTATAAGTGTAATTCAGCTTAAAGAAAAGTGATAGCTCCGCAGTCAAAGTCCAGTAATCTGTAGTCTTAGGTATAATCAGACCATTAACAGTCTGGTCATAGACTGCCGCCTGTTGACGAATCATCTCGCCGCCATCGGCCTCAGTAAATGCGACCGCTGTAGTATTTGGATCAGGTCGTACTAATAGAGTATTATCTTGAGCGAGGTATAGTTCTTCGCCGTCTAGCTCTAGCGTTTCTCCATCGCTTCTGATGATTTTTTTGATGTATAGTTTGCCGTCCATTTTATCCTATTACTCCCCTTGTATTAAATGCTATCTTGCGCGATATGATATTCGCCAATTCTTCAGGTGATTTGTTATAGCCGTTTATGGTGATATTGACTACTTGTCCACCCCCAGTTATATCGCCAGTTTCGTTCATTCTGTCTAAATTATCGTAGCCAATTTCCCTAGCGGCGGCGGCTCTAATGACATACTCACCCCGAGAGAGGGCGTACAGATTTGAATCACTGGTGTCGGTTCCCACACCTTCTACAATGCCGCCAGTGTACAATCTTGGTAACTTAACTCGTTCTATTTTCCCTATATTGACACCTAGCCAGCCAAAGGCGTCGTTGATTATCCCTAGGAAGCCGTTGATAATGTCAATTGGGCCATTGATAAAGTTTTCCACAAATGTAATCACAGCGTTAATCGCATTTTTGAATATTCCCCCGATAAAGTTCCCGAAATTCGCGGCAAATTCCCCAAATTTAGTAGTCAACATATTCCAGAGTTTGCCAAATAATTCCCCAAATGCGCTAAAAATCGCACCAATTATCTGTGGTATAGCCGTCACTATTCCCATAAATAACTGCACCGCGCCGTTTATCACGGCCATGATATTATCGGGGTTAGTGAGAAAGTCTACGATGTTCGTGATAATTGTAGGTAACGCTTCCACCAGAGATAGAAGAATTGTTGGTATCGCCTTTACGAGTTCCATGAATAATGTGATTGCTCCTTGGAAGATAGCTGATAGTGTATCTGGTGCGGTTAAGGCTGTAACAATGCTCTGGATAATCGTCGGTATTGCGTTTACTAGAATAGGTATTATTTGTGGTAACATTGCCACTATTTCGGTGAATAACTTGGCTATGCCCTGTATTATCTGTGGTATTTGAGCCACTATAGCTTCCAATATCGGTGGTATCATCTTAGGGATTGCCTGCGCCACACCGAGGAACCCTTGTACAAAACCTTGAATCAAAACTGGAGCGAGCTCATTTATCCGTTCAGCGAGTTGTTCTATTGGTTTCGCCATATCGTCACCATTCAGAGCGGCCGTTATAACTTTTGTGAGCGAAGTTTGCACGTTCGCCATTTTAGTTTGGATCGTGTCGACTGATACTCTCGCCTGTTCTTCGAATGATTTGAAGCCATTCACTCCGGCTGTGTTTAACTCTGTCACTTTGGCCATGAAGTCATCCATCGAAAGCTCGCCTTTTCTCAAGGCTTCTCCGAGCGCATCGGTGCTAACATATCCGAGCGCATCGGCTAACTGTTTTGCCTGCGCTGGCATTGCGGTCAATACCGAACGCCACTCCACCATATCAGGCTTCCCTTTCGCATAAGCCTGCGAGATCTGCTCTAACGCTGTCGCTTGGATGTCCGCACTTGCTCCGCCAGCAATCAAGGCATTGTTAAGTGCCAAAAACATATCTGTTGATTTGTCAATATCGCCATTAGCCGTTGTGAATCTCTGTACAGCTCCTGCGGCGGCATCTAGGCTGGTTGGTAAACCAGTCAACTTTTCTGATAATTTGTCAATTGAAGCCTGTGATGCCTCTTGAGAAATATTCAGGTTTGACATTACATTAGAAAAGTTGTTTAATGTGTCGGCACGAGAAATAGCGGCGTCAAACTGGCTTGAAACTGTCGAAGCAATTTTGCTAAATATGCCCTGTGCAATGCCAGCGACAGCTCCCATCTTTGCCGCAAAGCCGCTGGAAAACTTAGATCCTACTTTTCCACCTTCAGTTTCGCCAACTCCAGCTAATTCAGAACGGATAGACGTAGTCATGCCCTTCATAGAAGGCTTAATCTGTATCCATGCCGTGCCTAATGAAGTTCCTGCCATGCTTTACCTTTCGGTTATTTTGATTCTAACCGCATTGTTCCGCAAGCGTGGCGTGTTTGTTGCCTTTATTATATCACAAATTATGGTACAATAGAAATGTCTACATCATTATCAGCTTTTATGAAGGGCAACTGTTGTCCAGCGCAAAGCTGATAAGGTGTAGACAACCGTGACAACGGTTGTCCTTTTTATAAAATTTAAGTTAAGGAATATTATGGGGAAAAATGACAAAAAACCACTAAAAGGTAACGCTACATACATCCGTGAGCAAAAAGGCCATAGCGCTATAATTGGTTGGTGTTTTTTGGGTCCACTAACTCTTTTTGTTCTGCCTATTTATTGGACTGTAAGCAAGAACCATTATTGGCATCTATAGGAACTTACTTAGCCAATTGGGCTGTCTTTTCAAAGCCGCACCTGTGCGAGCGTTAGCGGCCACGATCCTGTAGGTGACTCTGCTTCTGCGGCTATTTGTCGTGACGGCCTTAAGTTCAAAAGCTCCTTGGAACCCGAAGGCCTGCAAAAATTCGGCTTGTATTTGAGCAAGTTTTTTGGTCATTATCTCCTGTTCAATTTGCCCAATTCGGGTGCCTTTCATAATCGCGCGCAATCCCTGCTCGTCGTAATAAATTCCTATTTTATGAGCCATCTATTTTTCCCTCTATATCTTTTACTTTATTATTGCGTTTATTGAATAATTCAGCTAGCTCTTTCTGTTCCACGCCATTCTGTTCCCTTTTTGCTTCTTTAGCCTTCTTTTTGGCCTCAATGACATAATCTGGTTGTACCACTTCAGGAGCTTTGATAGGTTGAGAGCCTTTTTTGCGATGCGCATTCGCATACATTGCTGAAAACATATCGATAGCGTGAAGTATCTGAGTTTGCACCTCCTTGTCCCAAGACCAGTCTTTGAATGGGGAGCACTTTTGCACAAACCTCGATTCCGGTGGCAAATTTACTAGCAACCGTGCGTACCTTCGGAAACCTATTGTAGTAACGTCCAGCGTGTAAAATTGCTGGAAATCAGCTTCAATTATTTCGAAGTCTGCCACGAACGCCTCTGCGCACGATTGCCAGCTTTTGGGAATACGCTACCTATAGTTTCCACAATCTCTAGCAGAGCTTCCTGTGAGAAATAACCTTTTTCTTCTGTAATGTGCTTTTCTGTGTCCCTATAAACCTTTTCGCCGCCTACAATAGCAAATATCATTGATACGAATGTTGGCAGATCGCCAGTCCTTTGTGCTTCTGCAAGGTCTTGCGAGAAATTAAAGTCATCAAGCAACTGCTCGTTGACATCCACTTCGTACCCTTCCCATAGTTCAAGTTTCTTATTTTTTGATGTAGACATACGCCTCCTTTAAGATTAACCGCCTTATGACCGGAAGCGTGCCGTAACTAATATTAGCTATATTATACCATAAAAGCCAAAGTACGAAAAAGCCGCCATGGAATTAGCGGCCTTTTCGTAGTTCTTAGGAGGCGAACTAGGATTCTTCACTCGCAGGTGCTGACCAAAAGTCATCATGGTAAACTTTTTTGCCAGAAACAGCTTGCGAGTCGAATTTGAAGGCGGTGATAGTAACCGCGAACGTAACTGGGTCGCTATTGTTGTAAGTTTTGTCACCAGA